ATCAGTTTGCTTAAATATTCCCTTGTGCAATTTTTTGTCGTCGCCTAATGTGAACGAAACAAGGTCGTTTGGTTTTAAGTCTTTCAATTCCATAAGCGTTAAAGTTTAAAGGTGTCCTAAGTTTGGAAAGTAACGTCTTTGGCTTTCATCCCATTTGGCTATGCAACCACAAAATTCGCATCTAAAGTCAAGACCTTCGACTGCATAACCCTCCTTGTTGCATTGCGGACATATTGTGTTGTATTTGTTTGGAACGGTTATGAAGTGGTTCTGAAAACTATCACCAGAATCCAAAGCACCGCTATCGTACATTGACTTGATAAGCGCAAGAATATCACGCACAGACGCTTCTGATAGTTCACTTGAACGTTCGTGGAGCAAGTTGTTCAAAAGTCTCTGAACTTCTGCTCCTGTAAAGCGGTAGTCTTTAAGATTGCTTGCCTTTTCTTGCACATCTATCTGATATTCGCTTTCAAGGTAGTCGCGCAACTGGCGGCAGTTCTGTGTTTCAAGCAGTATCTGTGCCTGTTGCTTGAATGATGCAAGGTAGTCTTCTTCATCCTCGCTTGGCACATTGCGCTTGAAGTCGCCAATATCATACACGCTTGCGTAAGCCACCTCTGGTCTTTCACCCAAGACGACCTGCAAGACAAACATGTATTCTTGTGGCGTAAAGTCCACAAGCCTTGTGTGCAGTTGGTTTGATGTTGATAAGTAATCTAACATAATTATTCTTCTTTTCCGTATTGAAATCCTACAAGTCTAACAAAAGTTCCGTCGCTTAGTTCCGCAAAGCCACTTTTCATAAAGTCGCCCCAAAGATGTTCTTCGATGAGTGCATCAATCAATTTTTCTCTTTCTATAGTTCCTCCATTGACTGCGATATGAAACCTTATATCGACATCTATTCTATCTTCAATACTGGTTTCATTTTTACCATTATCCAAAAGCACTTTTCTTATTTCATACTTCATATCTTACAAATTTTTACGTCGTGCATACTCTGCTATGAGAAGTCCGTCGAAGTCGGTATGCTTAAAGTCTGCAAGTTGCGGAAAAAGTCGTTTGCCAATATCCTTACTTGCTTTCTTTTGTTCATCAGCACCCTTGATACCTTTTGGTAAAAGTTCACGCTGCCATTCCTTGCTATCTATAAATTGATGTGGCACGCCTAACACCTCAAGAATGATAAGTTGTGCCTCCCAACAACGTATAGCGGACATAGATGCTTTCCATCGCGTAGGATTAATCATAGGACGTTCGCATACAACGTGAATGTCGTTTTTGTTGAATTGATTAAATATTGCCATAAAGCCTTCGAAATCCAAACGACTGACAAGATTTTTTGCCTTTGTAAAATCCTGTTCTTTCTTGATTGGGGTGTGGTGTATCTGTGGTTGGATGTCGTCTCCGACAATACCGATAGTACCAGTCACTCCGTTATCTATTCCTATGTAAATCTTGCTCATTTCAACACGTCGGTAAAGTTTGTCTCTTTAATTCCAATCAAGTCCATATCCTCAAGTCCTTGTTTCATATACTGTCCGATGGCTTGGTGTGCCTCGTTCATGTCGTGCGCAAACAAGGCGACGGAATACTTTATTTCTTTTGTTTCTTCTGTGTCAACATCTACAAAATGGTCGACAATCTGTGCAACGTAAATCTTACACGTTTCATCGTTAAAAGGCCTTTCGTTGACGATTTCCTTCAACTTGCTGCGCTTGATTGCAATGACATCAATTCCAGTAAACCCGCTACCATAGTCGTAGCCCATCTGTTCTGCATCGCCAAATGATTCTGCGTGTTCAAGAATCAGGCTTTCCGTCTTAGACCTGTCGTTTCCTTTTTCGTCAACAACAACGTAATTCAATTTGATTTCGTACATATATTATTCTCTTTTAAGTTCAACATTTGCATTCTTTGGTATTATAATCTTTATTGGTTCTTCGGTGTTTTCGTCTATAAGGCTGTTTGTTATTCTTATAATCCTCTTGACGATAGCCCACCGCTTTTTCCAAATAGGCTGCTGTTCAATCATAACCGACATCTTGTTTACGCTCGATGCAACGCCAACCTTTGTGAACGTCTTGCCGTATGTATCATGGGAAAGCCTGCCGATTTTCTCGTATGTTTCCCCCGTCATGTATCGGTATGCGTACCAGAAGAGCCATCGTGCCTGTGCAACATCAAGGCTGTTGTTTTCCGAGAACATCTTATCCTTTTCGACATTGCAAAGCGATGCGACGAAATCCGCAAGGTAATTTCTCACACGCCCTTCGTAGTTCAACAGCGTATCGCATACACATTTCATTGCTATACGTTCGTTATCAGCAAGTTCGTTCTTGATTTCTTCCTCCGTCATTTGTTTTTCTTTGCTTCGTTTATACAGTTTATGATTGTCTGTTCTGGCAACGGAAGACGCTCGACAAAGAGGTTGAGCCTTTGTTTCTCGTTGCCAAGAATCCTATCCCACACGCCTTTGATGGAATATCTGAAACGCATGAATACAAATTCACCTTTATAAGCCACAGCACCTTCCTCAATCTGTTTTTTAAGGTAAGCCTCAAATTGGGGTCTTGCATCACGTTCTTTGTATGTCTGGGTTTCAAAATCATAATCAAGAACCTTCTTGCGTCTTAGCCATAGGTAGTTTTTACCTTCATCCTTGAAATATACGGCAGTAATCCCACCTTGAAGGTTTATTCCCTCAATGGTGAGACTGCCGCTATAAGTACCGTCTTTCTTGCGTTCTACATATCCGTTGACATATTCATCAATCATATTCTTATTGTATTAGCATCGGCATACAAAGCGAAAGATATTCATCACGGGTAAGTTCGAATGCAGAGAAGAAAACGCCAGCACGACTTGGGTTGTCGAGTTCAATAACAACATTATCGTCATTTATATTGCGAAGGATTTCAATCAATGTTGAACCCTTGAATCCAATTTTCAATTCTGTGTCGCAGTCACAAGTCACGGTCTCGCTTGCCGATTTGCTGAAATCCAAATCCTTTGCGCTTATCGTAACCTGACCGTTTGTGAAGTCAAGTTCAACAAGATAGCTTGAATCATTTGCCATAGGAAGCACTCGCTTCAGCGCATTAAGCATGGAGTTCTTGTCAATTGTAATTGTTATCGGACTGTTCTTTGGTATAACTGCCTCGTAGTTCGGGTACTTGAAATCAAGAAGGCGTGCAGAAAGCTTGAACTCCGAATTATTAACCGATATTACCTTGTCATTGAAAGAAAGCTCCACCTGCCCATCAAACACGTTCAGAACGGACATTAGGATGTTGGCTGGTTTTTTTGGCAATGTAAAGTTCGGGGTTGTGCCATCATCTTCCCTTGTGATTGACTTGTCCTTGTATCGTGCAAGCTTGTGACCGTCAGATGTGGCGCAAACCATTCCGTCGGTAAAGAAGTCAAAGTGAATACCATTCATTACGGGTCGTAGCTCATCGTTAGCCGTAGCAAATCCAGTAAGTTCAATGGCTTTCAGAATCTGTTTCGAATCTATTATGAGGTCGTTCGTTCCCGTTGTGTCCATATTGGCTTGCGGGAACTCGTCGCCGTTATCGTAAGGCATTGTGAACTTTCCGTTGCCGTAGTCACAGGTAATTGTGTGCGTATCTTCATCAAGTGCAACCTTTACCCAGCAATCGTTGAGGTTGTCAATAGCCTTCTGGAAGTCTGTGGCATTTACACAAAATTTCAATTCCGATGTTTCTGTGCTGCTTGCTTCCATCTTCTGAGATAGCCATTGTTCTCCATCGCTTGCGGTAATGTATAGCAACGAGTTGCTCTTGTATTCAAATAGGAAATCGCCAAGTATAGGTAGCGAGTTCTTTGAGTTGATAACTTTTGCAGCAAGCTTTAGCTTTGCTGAAAGTTCCTTTGCCTTTAATTGAATTTCCATAACTTAATCCTTAATGTTTTCGTGAATAACCAAAAGTTTCAATATTGTTGGAGCAGCGGGACTCGAACCCACAATGACAGACCCAAATTCTGTAGTGTTGCCAAATTACACCATGCCCCATTTTAAATCCTCCTACAGCTTTCACAAGTGTCAGAGGAATCAGTGTTTAACAATTAACATCGTTAAAAGCCCCTCACTATTACTTTCACAAGCCTCGTGATGTCGATAGATAATTCACATTATTCAATAACTTTTATATGACTGAAAAGACTTTATCGTTTGCAAAGTTACGAATTTGTTTGGAATACACCAAACTTTCCGCTTACTTTTTAATAAAAGTTATGTTAAAGAAACCTTTCATCCCATTTCCATCTAAACCCCCCGCAATGCATACGATGTCCAGCGCATACCTGTCTTATATTCCTTGCATTGACACCAAGCTTTCTTGCTGCCGCCTCACTTGATTCATACCAATGCAGTCTGTAACCGTATTCGTCCATT